GATGCCAAAAAAATGTTTACAGATAAAGTTGTCCCAATATCCGTTAATTATCCGTTTTTCTTCAAACCAATTCAAGACGGTATGGATCGGCCAAAGACTGAGTTGGCATATAGGGTTCCGGCATCGAAACTTACTAGAAGAAAGCTTGAATCGAATGAACAGCTTAGAGAACTAGAAGGATTAGACACTACTATTGATTGGAAAAATACGGGTGATAACTCTTATGATGGTGAAAAGCTAAAACTATTAGCTCATGATGAAAGTGGTAAGTGGGAAAGACCTGACAATATATTAAATAACTGGAGGGTCACAAAAACTACATTACGTCTAGGATCAAAGATCGTAGGTAAATGTATGATGGGCTCAACATCAAATGCTTTAGATAAAGGTGGAGACAACTTCAAAAAATTATACTACAATTCTGACGTTACTAAAAGAAATAGAAACGGACAAACGTCTTCTGGACTCTATAGCTTGTTCATACCTATGGAGTGGAACTACGAAGGATTCATCGATACTTATGGATTACCTGTCTTCATTAGAACTAAAAATACAGTCAAAGGAGTTGATGGTGTTGAAATTACAACGGGAGTTATCGAGCACTGGGAAAACGAAGTCGATGGATTAAAGAGTGATCAAGATAGTTTAAATGAATATTATAGACAATTCCCAAGATCTGAAGCTCATGCTTTTAGAGATGAAGCTAAAGATAGCTTATTTAATCTTGTAAAAATTTATGAGCAAATAGATTATAATCAAGAAATGAATTTAAACAAAGTTGTTAGTTGTGGTAATTTTCAATGGGTTAACGGGGTAAAAGATACTCAAGTTGAATTTAATCCAAACAGTAAAGGTAGGTTTAATATAACTTGGATCCCTGATAGAAATCTACAAAACAACGTAATATTAAAAAATGGAACTAAATACCCAGGTAACGAGCATATTGGAGCTTTCGGCTGTGACTCTTACGATATTAGCGGTACTGTTGATGGTCGCGGCTCTAAAGGAGCACTACATGGATTAACAAAGTTTTCAATGGAAGACTCACCGCCTAATCATTTCTTTTTAGAATATATATCAAGACCGCAAACAGCTGAAATATTTTTTGAAGATGTTTTAATGGCTTGTGTGTTTTATGGTATGCCAATATTAGCAGAGAATAACAAACCTAGGTTATTATATTATTTTAAAAGAAGAGGTTATAGAGGTTTTTCAATAAATAGACCTGACAAAGTTTGGAATAAATTATCCACAACTGAAAAAGAAATAGGTGGAATACCTAACTCAAGTGAAGATGTTAAACAAGCTCACGCTGCCGCAATAGAAGCTTATATCGAAGATAAAGTCGGTAGATTAGAAACAGGATTTGGAGATGTATATTTTCAAAAAACATTAGAAGACTGGGCTATATTTAACATAAACAACAGAACTAAACATGATGCTTCTATAAGTTCTGGTTTAGCTATAATGGCTTGTAATAAAAATAAGTACAGACCTGTACCATTTAAAAGAAGTAATGATATGAAATTAAATTTTAAAACTTACGATAACTCTGGTACATTATCAAAAATAAATAAATAAATGCAGATTTACACTAATAGTAATAGTACTTTTCCGGATCAAGTAGTTCCAGCCGCAGAGAAAGCTACTCAAGAATATGGGTTAGCAGTAGGTAGAGCTATAGAGGGTGAATGGTTTAGAAATTTTAGAGGAACTGGATATAAGTTCCAAACTAATTATACCTGGTTTCATACTTTGAAACTATACGCTAGAGGTGAACAACCTGTGCAGAAATATAAAGATGAGTTAGCTATTAATGGTGATCTATCTTATTTAAATTTAGACTGGAAGCCAGTTCCTATTATATCTAAGTTTGTTGATATAGTAGTTAATGGTATGTCACAAAGAAATTATGAAGTAAAAACAATGGCTCAAGATCCTGAGTCGCTTCAAAAAAGAACTGACTACGCTCAAAGAATAATACAAGATATAGAGCAAAAAGAATATATAGCAGCTGTACAAGAAACATTTGGCGTAAACATAGCTTTGAGTCAAACAGGTGATAATACTCCTGAAACGCTTGATGAACTTCCTGCTCACATGCAATTAAATTATAAGCAATCTATAGAGACAGCTCAAGAAGAACTAATAGATTATGTTTTAGATAAAAACAAATATGATTTAATTAGGAAAAGATTAAATTATGATTTAACAGTTTTAGGTATATCTTGTGTAAAAACTTGTTTCGACTTATCTGAAGGTATTACTGTTGATTATGTAGATCCAGCTTCCTTAGTATATTCTTACACTGATGATCCTAATTTTCAAGACTTGTGGTATGTTGGAGAAGTTAAAAACTTAACGATACCAGAGGTTAAAAAGAAATTTCCAAATCTAACGCCTGAAGAAGTTTCTATGTTAGAAAAGTATCAAGGTCATCAAGAATATCTTAGAGACTGGAATGGTAGATACGACGATAATACAGTTCAAGTATTGTTTTTTGAATATAAAACTTTTACAGATCAAGTATTTAAAATAAAAGAAGGTCCTAACGGACTAGAAAAAGCTTTAGAGAAACAAGACACTTTTTTAGCTCCTGAAGATTCTAAGGGATTTTCTAGAGTATCTAGAACAATAGAAGTATTATACAGCGGTGCTAAAGTATTAGGACACCCAATGATGATGCAGTGGGGCATGGCTCAAAATATGACAAGACCTCAGTCAGATTCTACAAAAGTAAATATGAGCTACAATATAGTTGCTCCAAGAATGTATAAAGGTAGAATAGAATCACTAGTGTCACGTATAACAGGTTTTGCTGATATGATTCAAATAACACATTTAAAATTACAACAGGTAATGTCTAGGATGGTTCCTGACGGTGTTTATTTAGACATGGATGGTTTAGCAGAAGTTGATCTTGGTAATGGTACTAATTATAATCCAGCTGAAGCTTTAAACATGTATTTCCAAACAGGTTCTATTGTAGGTAGATCAATGACTCAAGATGGTATGGGCAATCCAGGCAAGGTGCCTATACAAGAATTACAGTCAAGTTCAGGTGGTGCTAAAATACAAAGCTTAATACAGACTTATCAATACTACTTACAACTCATAAGAGATGTAACCGGACTTAATGAAGCAAGAGATGGATCTATGCCTAATGCTGATTCATTAGTAGGCTTACAAAAGCTAGCTGCTGCTAATTCAAATGTAGCTACAAGACATATAATGCAAGGTGGATTATTTTTAACATTAAAAACTTGTGAAAATATATCTTTGAGAGTTAACGATGCTTTACAGTTTCCTATAACTAAAATGGCTTTACAGCAAAGTATCAGCATGTATAATGTGGCTACGTTGATGGAAACTCAAGATACTCAATTAAGAGACTTTGGTATATTCATAGAATTAGAGCCAGATGAAGAGGATAAAGCTCAACTAGAACAAAACATTCAAGTATCTTTACAAACTCAGTCTATAGACTTAGAAGACGCAATAGATATAAGGCAAATAAACAATTTAAAGTTAGCTAACGAATTACTTAAAAAACGTAGAAAGCAAAAGCAGAAGAAAGATCAGGAAATGCAGCAAGCTAACATAGAAGCTCAAGCTCAAGCAAATGCTCAAACTACTGAAGCTGCAGCAATGGCAGAAGTGCAGAAACAACAAGCCTTAGCAGAGACATCAATACAAATAGAAAAAGGTAAGTCTCAGTTTGAAATACAAAGAATGCAAATTGAAGCTCAAATTAAAAAACAATTAATGGCTGAAGAGTTTAACTACAATATGCAACTAAGTAGAGCTCAAGCTAGTAATAAAGCTGCTAAAGAAAAAGAAATTGAAGATAGAAAAGATAACAGAACTAAGCTTCAAGCAACTCAACAAAGTGAGATGATCTCACAGAGGAAAAATGACGGTACTCCAATAAACTTTGAATCATCTGGTAATGATGTATTAGGTGGTTTTGGATTAGAAGAATTTGGACCTCAATAATTTTATATTAACTATTATATTATATTATGTCAAAAGAAAAATCAGAAACAAAGGAGGCTCCTGACGGGACTCTGGAACAGGGTGAATTTAAATTAAAAAAGAAACCTAAAAAATTAACACAACAAGAAGAAACAACTAAAGTTGATTTAACAAAAAAAGAGGAAGATGCCAATACAGAGCCAAGCACAGTGGACGTATCTACAGAAGAACCTACCGGAAGTATTCAAGAAGTTGAAATATCCGAACCAGAGGTTCAGCAAACTGAAGAAAAGAGCGAAGAAAAAGTAGAAGAAAAAGAAGAAGAAGTTACTGTAATAAACGAAGTAACAGAGGAAAAGGCTCCTCAAGAAGAACCTGTTAAAGAAACAACACCTAAAATAACAGTACCTAAAAATATAGAAAAGCTTTTAAGCTTTATGGAAGATACTGGTGGTACTTTAGATGATTATGTTAATTTAAATAAAGACTACTCTAAGTATGATAATGAAGAAATACTAAGAGAATATTATAAAAAGACTAAACCTCACTTAGATTCTGAAGAGGTTGGATTCTTAATAGAAGACAACTTTGCTTGGGACGAAGATGAGGATTCAGAGCGAGACGTAAGAAAGAAAAAACTTGCTTTGAAAGAAGAAATTGCTGAAGCTTATAATTTTTTAGAAAGTTCTAAGAGTAAATATTACGACGAGATCAAGTTGAGACCGGGCGCTACTCAAGAACAGCAAAAAGCTATGGACTTCTTCAATAGGTATAACAACGAACAAACAGCACAAAAAGAAAGATACAGTAGGTTTACTAAAGGTACTGAAGATTTTTTCAAAAAAGATAATTTCAAAGGTTTTGATTTTAACGTTGGAGAAAAAAAGTTCAAGTACAATCTTAGTAATTCCGAAAGTGTGGCTCAAGATCAAGCTGATCTCGGTAATTTTGTTAAGAAGTTCTTAGATAAAAACGGAGAAATCACTGATTATAAGAAGTACCACAAAGCTCTTTACGCTGCTAATAACACTGACAAGCTTATAAATCATTTTTATGAACAAGGTAAAGCTGATGCTGTTAAGGAAATGTCTGCTAAATCTAAAAACATAACTTTAGATGAAAGACCAACTAACAACGGTAATGTTTTTGTTAATGGTATAAAAGTAAGAGCAATAAGTGGTGTTGATAGTTCTAAGTTAAAAATTAAAACAAAAAATAAAACTTAAAACAAAAAATCATGGGATTTAAAACTGGTGGGGCTTTCCCCGCGTCGATTACGCCAATGCCTGAAAAGATTGCGCAACCGACAAATTATATAAACTTCCAAAATGATGCAGGAACTGGTTCTGGAGCTGGTAAAGCTGAATTTACTCAGTGGTTACAACAGTACCTACCTGAATTATATGAATCGGAAGTAGAAAGATACGGAAACAGAACTTTATCTGGTTTCTTGAGAATGGTAGGAGCTGAAATGCCAATGACTTCTGATCAAGTTATTTGGGTTGAGCAAAATAGATTACACATCGCTTATGATAATGTAGATAATAACGGAACTGATACTTTAACTATTCCAAATGGTGAAAACAACGCTGTAAGAGCTAATCAAACTATTGTTGTTTCTGATGGATTTAATACATTAAAATGTTTAGTTAAGTCTTCATCTTTACAAGCTATCACTGCTTTACCATATACTGCAAATAATCTATCTGGATTAGGTGCAAAAGTTAAGCTATTTGTTTATGGTTCTGAGTTTGCTAAAGGTACTAACGGAATGGTTGGTTCAATTAGTCCAGTTCCTCAAACTTACCAAAATTCACCAATCATCATGAAAGATAAATTTGAAGTATCAGGTTCTGATGCTGCTCAAATTGGTTGGATTGAAATAGCTACTGAAGATGGTTCTAATGGATACTTATGGTATTTAAAAGCTGAGTCTGAAACTAGATTAAGATTTGAAGATTATCTTGAAATGATGTCTGTTGAAGGTGAGCTTGCTGCTTCAGGTTCTGCTGCTCTTGATGACATGGGTGCTAATGGAGGTTTTACAACTTCTGTCAAGCCAAAAGGTACTCAAGGTTTATTTGCTGCTATCGAAGATAGAGGTAATGTATGGAACAATTTTGCTGGTGCTGCTGCTCCTGGAGCTGGTGCATTAGGTGATTTTGATGCTATTCTTAAGCAATTAGACAAGCAAGGAGCTATTGAAGAAAACATGTTATTCTTAAACAGAGCTACTGCTCTTGATTTTGATGATATGATTGCTGCTCAAGCTGGTGGAGGTTATGCTTCTACTCAAGCTGCTTCTTACGGTTTATTTGACAATGAAGCTGAAATGGCACTTAACTTTGGATTTGCAGGATTTAGAAGAGGTTCTTATGACTTCTACAAAACTGACTGGAAATACTTAAACGATGCTACTACTAGAGGTTTAACATCTGATATTGATGGTGTTATGGTTCCTGCTGGTACTACAACTGTTTATGATCAAATGTTAGGATCTAACATCAGAAGACCTTTCTTACACGTAAGATATAGAGCGTCTGAAGCTGATGATCGTAGAATGAAGTCTTGGATTACTGGTTCTGTCGGTGGTGCTTACACTTCTGATCTTGATGCTATGGAAGTACATTTCTTAACTGAAAGATGTTTAGTAACACAAGCTGCTAACAATTTTGTATTGTTTAAGTCAACTGTATAATTATTAACATTTTAAAGAATAGAAATTATGGGATATTTAAAGTTAAAAAAAGCTGGTGAATCATGTGATTTAATACCAGCTGGTAACATTGTATATGTTAAAGGTACAGAAGGTGCTGCTGAAAGTGGTGCTGGTCAATTAGACGGTGCTGCTCCTTATGTTGAGATAGTACAAGCAGTTTCAACACAATCTGATAAGTTAATTGCTAACAAAGTAATAGTAGGCCCTGCTACAGGTGATGTTGCTACTACAACTTGCAAGAAAATTATGCAAGATGCTGTTAACGCTGCAATCATTAAAGCTGCTCAAGCCGAAGGCTTAGTAGTTGAAGTTGATTTTAGCGGAGTATTAACAGATGCTAATTACACTGGAACAACTTCGGATGTTACTAGTGCTGCTCCAATAGAGTACGATATTTCTGGAAGTTAATTCAGAAATTTAACAATAAGATCCCGCTTCGGCGGGGTCTTTATTAATTATTATATTATATTATATTATGGAAACAAAAGAAAAGAAAAAGCCTGTGGCTAAAGCCGAGGCAGCTCCAGAAGTAAAAAAAGATACTTGGGAGTATAAAGATAGAAATTATTATTTAACCTTTGATAAGGAACCTTTAACTTATAAATTAGCATCTAGACACACTTCTAGACATCCGCTAATGTGGTATGATCCAGAAAAAGGTTATAATAGAGAAATTAGATATGCTACTAACCAAAAGTCTATTTTTGTTGATGAACAGAATGGACCTGTAACTTTAGAGCATATAATGTTTGAAAATGGTACTTTAAGTGTACCTAAAGAAAAATCACAACTTCAAAAACTGCTTTCATTATATCACCCTAGTAAAGGAAAACATTATGATGAGTTTGACGCTGTTGAAGAAGCTAAAGATGATTTACAAGATTTAGAAAATTCATTAGCTGCTATGAACTTAGCTTATGAAATAGATATTGACAAAGCTGAGGCAATATTAAGAGTTGAAGAAGGCTCTAGCGTATCTAAGATGAGTTCTAAGGAACTTAAAAGAGATTTATTGTTGTTTGCTCAAAGCAAACCTAGACTGTTCTTAGAACTTGCTAATGATGAAAACGTAGAGCTTAGAAACTTTGCTATAAAAGCTACAGAAGCTGGAATCATTAAGCTTTCTCAAGACCAAAGATCTTTTTCTTGGGCGTCTAATGACAAAAAGCTTATGAATGTTCCTTTTGAAGAAAACCCATATTCAGCTATGGCTGTTTGGTTTAAAACTGATGAAGGTATAGAAGTTTATAGATCTATACAGAAAAAATATAAATAACAAGTGATTATAATAAAGGCGGCTATGCGGCCGCCTTTTTTATTTAAATAAATACTAAAAATGGTAGATGTAAATGTAGTGTACAGAACTGTCTTGTATATATTAAACAAAGAACAAAGAGGATTTTTAACCCCAGCTGAGTTTAACAAAGTAGCTGAGCAGGTTCAACTTGAAATATTTGAACAATATTTTGAAGATTTAAACCAACTGTTAAGAGTACCTCAAACAGATAATGAGTATGCTAATAGACAGAAACAACTAGAACAAAAAATTAGTATTTTTGAAACTTATGGCAGCTCAACTTATGTAGCTGTACCTGACCCAGCTAATCCACCTCCTAATGCTAGAACTTATACTTTACCAACTGACATGCATAGATTAGGAACAATATCTTACAAAGATAAAGCATTGCAAGAAATGCAAAGAAATGAATACTTGTTAGCTTACAGATCACAATTAACAAGGCCTACAGAGCAATACCCAGCTTTTTATGCTAGTGGAACTGGTAGTCCAAATGGTGCATTTACACAAGCCGCACCAACACGTATAAAAGTCTTTCCAGATACTATCACTGAAAATTTACCAACTTACTATGTTAGAAAACCTAAGTCTCCAGTTTGGGCATACACTATAAACGCTGATACTGGTGGTTATGTATATCAAGGTGCTGCTGATTCAGGCGCTACTCCAACAACTGGATCAGTACAGTTTGAGTTAGATGCGTCAGAACAGGTTAACATAATATTAAACATATTAATGTATTCTGGAATAATAATAAGAGATCCTAGTGTTGTTCAAGCAGCATCAGCTCTTGTGCAACAAGATGAACAAAATGAAAAATCATAATAAATGGGCTTAATAACTGAAACTAATGCGAAATATTACACAGGGTCACAGTATTATACTGCAACTACTAGCCCTAGCACTTCTAATGTACCATATAAAGGAGATGTAATACTGCACGATGATGGCGAAGGTAATCCTGTTGGACCTGCTAATTATTTTGTAGCTGTTAACACATCTGCAGATCCTACTACTTTTACTAAATTAGCGGTAGGTACTTATTCTTTAAATTCAAACCCTAACTGGTTAGAAGGCGATCCTAACTTTGGCAGTCAAAGAATAGATTTTAACCCAGCTATTAATGGAGCTGTAAACCCTAGAATAAAAGTACAATTAAAAAACCCAGCTCTATGGCATAATTACGGTAGTTATTCTTATATAACACTAGAAGAAGTTATAACTAACTTTTTAGTAGCTTACGTTGGTGCTGGAAAAATAATAGCTAACGTAAGAAGAACTGACGTTATGTTTCATGCTAAAAGAGGATTACAAGAATTTAGTTATGATACTTTAAAATCTGTAAACTCTATAGAACTAGACATAACCCCTTCTAATACAGCTGTAATACCACAGGATTACGTTAACTACGTAGGTGTTTATAGAATAGATGGTTTAGGCATAAAACATCCTATACATCCAGCGCAAAACTTAACAAGTAATCCCTTGGAAGTTCCAATACAAGATTCTGAAGGATTACCAACTCACGGTGAACAAGGTCAAATGATACAAGCAGATGAGTCTGAAACATGGAAAAGATGGCAAGAAGCTAATGACAATAATATTATTGGATTAAACCCAAATGAACCTGGTTTTAATACCAATGCTAACATATATCAGCAAGATTGGTGGAACTATGCTTATGGTCAAAGATACGGTTTAAACCCTGTAACAACACAAAATAATGGCTGGTTTACTATATCTGAAAGAGAAGGTAAGTTTATGTTTAGTAGTAATCTAAAAGGTCAAATGATAATATTAGATTATGTTTCTGATGGTTTAGCTTATGATGGAACTAGTAGAATACCAAAGATGATTGAAGAGGCAATGTACATGCATATAGCTTATTCTATATTATCTACAAGATCTAATGTTCCTGAATACATTGTTCAGCGTTTTAAAAGAGACAGAAGCGCTAAGTTAAGAAACGCTAAAATAAGATTAAGCAATATAAAACTAGACACTTTCATACAGCAAATGAGAGGTAAATCTAAATGGATTAAACATTAAATTAAATGGCTGAATCAAGAAATACTTTTACGGACTCTAGAATGAATCAAGATCTAGATGCCAGACTAATACAACCTGGAACTTACAGAACTGCAACTAATATAGGTATAAGCAGATCAGAAGGTGACAGTGTTGGTTCTCTGGAAAATGTTCTTGGTAATTTTAAGGTTTCAGATTTTGGTGTTACTGAAGAAAATATTAGAGTGATAGGATGCATATCAGATGTTGTTACTAACTATATAATTGTTTTTTTAACTAACTACACTGATAACTCTGTAGACAATTTATCTAATTTTGCTAATGCTGAATCAAAGCACTATATAGCACTGTACAACACAAATACACTTCAATCTAGTATATTGGTTAGTGGTAACTGGTTAAATTTTTCCACTACACACATGATAACGGGTGTGAACATGGTAGAGGGTTTATTATTTTGGACTGATAATAGAAATCAACCTAGAAAAATAAATGTAGAAACTGCTTTAAATAACTCTAGTTATTATTACAATGAAGATCATATCTCAGTGGCTAAATATTACCCATTTGAGCCAATATCTTTAATTTATTCTACAATAACAAGTTATAGTATAAACTCTTATTTAGACCCTACATCCGGGCAAAGAGCTGATTATGTAAACAAACCCGACGCTTGGGCAGCTGTAGGTGTTAACGGAGCTGCTACAAATGGGCAAGGATTAACCTTTAATGTTACAGCAACAGATGTGAATGACAACCCTTCTAGCTTATCTATAAATACACCGGGCGATGGTTATACTAATGGAGAAGTTGTCTGGCTTTATGGTTCTTTAGCATCAAATCCAGTAGCTATAACATTGACAGTTCAAAAAACAGCAGGAATGCAAGATGTTGTTAGTGAAAAGCTCCCTGACGCTACTAATAACAATCCTTTTTATGACTCTACTTACGATGGTGATCCTGAATTTATGAAGGATAAATTTATTAGATTCGCTTACAGATTTAAATTTGATGATGAAGAATATTCTTTAATATCACCATTTACTCAAGAGTGCTTTGTGCCTATACAAGATGGTTATTTTAAAGGGGAAGATGAAATTAAAACTTATCAGAGTAGTGAAAACTACGTTATGGAAAATAAAATAAATAACGTAAGAATATCAATACCTTCGCCTATTGACTTTGTTACTCAACAAAATATATTGTTCAACGATATAAATGATAAGTTCAAGGTTAAAGCTATAGATATAATATATAAACAGTCTAATGAGTCTGTTTTAAGAGTTGCTCACACTATATATCCAGAAGATTGGGCAAGTAATAATAGTCAATCTTTTCTTTATAATTATAGGGGATCTAAGCCATTTAAAACTTTGCGAGAATCAGAGCTTCTTAGAGTTTATGATCAAGTACCTGTAAGAGCTTTGTCTCAAGAAATAGCAGCAAACCGAGTTGTTTATGGTAACTTTATAGATAAGCCAACACCTCCTACAGCTTTAAATTATACTGTTGGATCCGATTTTAAAGGTGGCATTGGTGGCGCTGTTGATAGTGATTTAAGAATAGAATATCAAAACCATACGCTAAAACAGAATAGAACTTATCAAGCAGGTGTTGTTTTATCTGATAGATATGGTAGACAATCTACAACTATATTATCTTCCCAAGATAACATAGTAACACCTACTGGTTCTACAACTCAAGGATCAAGCTATTATCACCCTTATAAATCTGGAAGTAATACTAAGTCTGCTAATACAGATTTTTCTTATTATAGTCCAACAATGAGTAATAGTGTACCTAGATTAATATCTACTAACGCTAGTGGTGGTCCAGACACTTGGCCAGGAGACGCTTTAGAAATGACGTTTAATACGGTAATAGCATCTACAAAAAGCTCAACTACTGGAGAGCCAGGTTTATTCTCAAGTACAAATCCATTAGGTTGGAATAACTGGAAAGTTGTTGTAAAGCAACAAGAGCAAGAGTATTACAATGTTTATTTCCCAGGTTTATTAAATGGTTACATTGACGGAGAATCAAAAGATCCGTTAAGCGCTAGTAGCACTGAGCCTATAGGTCACTTTGCTTTACTAGGTGATAACATAAATAAAGTTCCTAGAGATTTATCTCTGTTAGGTCCTAATCAAAACATATTTAGATCAGGAAGACCTACATTTAACGAAGACCCAGATTATTATACTTCTGTAAATGCTGAAGGTGAAAAATTTACACTAGACCCTTATGACCCTGCAGATGAAGCCATATTAAAGACTAAAGATAGAAAAAGAGATTTAGATAGTGGTAGTCAAGTAGACAATGCTAGTATTAAAGTGTACCCAAGGGTGTTAAATTACTGGAAATCGGGTCAAACCCCATCTACAGATCCTAAATTTATATCTCAATATTATAATGCTCAATGGTACCCAGGTAGTGAATATGATACAATAGTTACAATAGGAACAGGTACTGAATTAGGCTTATGGTCACCAGCCGCTCCATCTCCTTTTGATATTGCACCAGTATTTTACTCATATCAAAATAACCCATTAATAGCTAAAGTAGAACTAACAGATACTACTGCTGGTGTAACAGGCCCTAGTCCTAAAGCTGGAAAATTACATTATGAAATAACAGGAGTTCCAACTAGAGGTAACAATTACGTAACTGGAAGTGAGAATTTACAAAGTAAAGCCCATACAAGTGAAAATCCTCAACAAGGTTTATTATTTAATATAACAACAGTACTAGACGTTAATAACGCTAGAGTTTCAGATGAAGGTACAGAAGGTAAAATAGCTGACGATGGAATTGAAATATCTAACTTAGACGACAAAAGAATAAGAGGTTTTAGTCCAACTATTAGTTACAACAATAGGGGAGCTGGTAAAGTTGATATAGATATTATAGGTGGTGATAATACAGGTAAAGTAACCGTATTAACCACAAAAAACGAATATCCAGGTAAAATGGTTCCTCAGCTATCTGTTTACGAAGTAAAGCCTTTAGCCTCAAAGCTAGATATATATTGGGAAACTTCTACAAGTGGCTTAATATCAGAACTTAATTCAAACATAGTTAACAATAATTTATATTTACCAACTGAAATAAGACCTGGAGATGTTAGTTATTATCAAACTGAAGCAATGGCTCAAGGCACGATGGTTACAGCTCTATTTAAAGCTAGAAATTATAGAGGAGACTTACTAAATATTGAATCAGCTTCTATAGTTAGAGTTGATAAAATAAATGCTAATGGCAGTAGGTCAGACGTTACTAGCAAGTTTGCTTTACAGGCCCCATCATCTGGACAGATAAGAATAAAAACAAATGCAGCGTTTAACTATGGTACAGTTGGGGAGGATTATATATTTACTTTAAACATAGCAACTGAAAATGATCCAGCTTCTCAATCAGGTAGTTTATTACAAACAGAATTAACTGTAAATGGAACTTTAACTAATATATCACCATCTGCTCCATCTATAGCTAGTCCTCAAACAATTGTGTGGGATTTAAGTAATTCTGCATCTGGTGGAACTTCTTTAGCTAGTATACTAGGTCTTAATGGAGGTCTTTTAAATCCAAACACAATACAAAATTGGGTAATATACAATGTCCAGCCATATAATGATATTGATAGTACAAAATTACCTGTAAAAGACAGGTTTATAATATACAGAAATACTACTGTAAACCCAGAAGTTGGAACTATAATATTAGATCCTACATTAGTAACAACTGGCCCTCCAGGTTCTAGCTTTGTAGACACGCCTGTGTATTATTACCCAGATCCAAATGTTCCAAGTAATAAAACTCCGTGGAAATACCCTTTGAGAGTTCAATTATTTGATGAGGCTGGTAGAGTTGGTCCAAATGGTTCTCCTTATGAGATAACTGTAGTATTTGGTACTTAACGAGTAAACGTATAAAAAAACAAGTAATTATATTATTATGGGTTATAAAGTTCAAGTAAAATATTTTAACTCTTTTTGGAATAAGAAGATAATGGAAAAACAGGTTAACCTACCTAATAACCCTGGTCAACCAAAATGGCCTGGGCTACCTTGGAATCCTAGTTTTACACCGTCTAATAGCAGCGCACCTGTATCTTATCCTACTTTTCCAGCTAATTATCAAGGTAATCAATCTGAAACTGGCTGGACTAATTACTATGTTGAAGAATCTAGATATAAAGGAGGTTTTAACAATGCTACTGTAACGTTAGGCGTAAGGGCTTATGCTATTACTGAGAGCAGAGAAATGCAAGACAGATCTAGTAGCTTGATATATTCAGGTGTTTTAAACACTAGAACAGATTATAATAACACTAATGTGTTTTCTATAGCTGATGCTATAACAAAAGATTTAAATCCTCAAAACGGATCTATACAAAAGCTTTATACGGAAAATACCAACTTAATGGTTTTTCAACAAAACAAAACCGGATATATTCTTATAAATAAAAATGCTATATATTCGGGTAGTCAAGGATCTGCAGAGGGTGGAGGTATAAACTTTTTAGGACAGTTAATTCCATTTGCAGGTGAATATGGTATAAGTTCTAACCCAGAAAGCTTTGCTTTTTATGGGTATAGAAAATACTTTGCTGATAAATATAGAGGCGTAATGTGTAGAGTATCTGGTGATGGCATAACTGAAATATCTGGTTATGGTATGAATGATTTTTTTAGAGATAACTTAGCTAAGTTAAAAGATAATTTTCAAACAAGAACTATATCACCTACGGTAGGTGCGTTCTCAACAGCTGCAGGTCAAACAGAATTAACGGCAATAACAGTACAGAATGTTAGTATAGAAGAGGTTGACTTAGGTTCTATAATAGATGTTAAAATAACTAATAAAGATAGTGGTAATGTTGAGGCTGAATATTCTGGTAATGTAAAATTCACCGCTACTAGTGGATCAGATTTAATAGTTCATCTACTGCCTAATATAACTGGATTAACTGAGTCAACCGCGTTGAAAGCAGAGGTAAGCATATCAAGTGTTTATAGAGACAAAATTTTAGCAGGTTGGGATATTCACAATAAGTTTTATACTGTGTCTCTTCAAACTTTACCTAGGTATTTTTCAACTGCTAGTGATACTTTTTCTACATTAAGTTACGAAGAAAGAGTGCCGCAAGGTGGAGCATGGACAAGTTTTTTCACATACAAACCATCTATAATGGTTAGTTTAAAGGATTCATTTTACAGTGTTATTGATAAATCTTTATATAAGCATTACTATAGAGATTTAACTACTTTAGATGAAGACAGAGGCAACTTCTATGGCGTTAAAGAACCATCAAGCATAACTTTTATATTTAATCAAAACCCTACTACAGTAAAGAATTTTAATACACTTTCTTATGAAGGTAGTAACGGTTGGGAAGTTGAGTCTATGGTTTCAGATTCAGAAGGCATTGAGTCTGATGGACCATTTCCATCTAGTACACCACTTAGCTTTTCTCAAGACACTCAATATAGAGATTCAGCTAGACCTGTAAAAAGTTATTTAGAAGGAGCATATCAAGATGGCGGTGTAACATTTAGATCAGGTTTTGATAGAAAAGAAAATAAATATGTAGCTAATATAGTAAATAACAGCCCTCAAAGACCTAGCGAAATAATATATGGTAGTGATGTTAGTGGTATAAAAGGTTATTTTACAACTATTAAAATGAAAACAGACGCAACAACACAGCCGGGTGGTGAAAAAGAATTATTTTCGGTTGCAACAAATTTTGTAATATCATCTAATTAAATGGAATCAATTAATAAATTAAATAAATCTTCAGAAGAAAAACTAGTAGAAATAGCTAAACAATCGTCTTTAATGGACAAAAAAACATTTAGAGAAAAAATAACAGATTTTTCTGAAGTTTTTAAAGCTAATGAAAATACTTATGGTTTTGGAACTATAGTAGACGATAATAATCCATTAGAGCATTTTTTTGGAGATGGCACTTATATTAGAAAAATAACAATGCCGCCTAACCAGTTAATAGTAACTAAAATTCATAAAATAAAACATCCTTATTTTATATTAACAGGGTCTATAACTGTAATAACTGAAGATGGAGTTCATAAGTTATCTGCTCCTCATTTTGGTATAACTATGCCAGGAACTCAAAGAATTATATACGTTCATGAAGAATGTGTTTTTATAACTGTACATCCAACTAGCAAAACTGACGTAGAAGAAATAGTTAAAGATGTTACAGCAGAAGACTTTAATGACCCAGTAATAAAAATAAATTAATATGCTTTTAACAATAGGACTAACAGGAGTAGCTTTAACAATAGCTACTATAGGAGCCGCCACAGCAGCTGCTGGAGCTATAGGATCAGGTGTTGTTGCAACTAACAATGCTGTTAAAAATAAAAGATCAGCACTACTAGAAGCGGCCAAAGCCAAAAGGTTAGAAAAACAACTTGAAGCTTTAGAGCAAAGTAGACAGCCTGTAATAGATCAATCTCAAAAAATTAGAAATTTAAAAAACCAAGTTAGTAATCCTTATGCTAATTTAGGTGTGGCTATGCAGAGTGCTAATCTTAAGATAGAGCAAACTGATCAAGCTTTAGCTAACACTTTAGAAACTATAAATGCTACAGGTTTAGGAGCTGGTGGAGCATCTGCATTAGCAAAAGCTGCTGCACAAAGCAAAGCGGAAGTAGGAGCTAGTTTAGAAGTACAAGAATTGAATAATAACAAGTTGCGAATAGAGGGAGAACAAAAAGCTCAAGACACTAAAATAAACATCGAGAAACAAGCTTTAGCAGAAGAGGTGGCAGCGTTTGAAAGACAAGATGAAAGAGATGTTCAAAAAATGAATAGGTTAGCAGGCTTACAAGATAGAGCCATGCAGAATCAAATGATGTATCAACAAGCTGCTCAAGAACAATCGATGCAAGCGATGGGAGCGGTTACAGATTTAGGTACTTCTATGATGAGTATGGCAGGGGGAATGCCAGGTGGTGGTGGAGTGCCAAGTGGAACACAGTTAGCTATCCCTGGTCAAGGTGGATATGGAGCTACTACACCGTCTGGAACTACAACAGGATTAGACGCACAAGGCAATCAAATGTCTTATGCGCCTGGCTATAATCCAAATGCTTCATCTGATAGAAGATTAAAGAAAAATATTAAACATATTGGTAATTCAGATTCAGGACTAAAAATATATACGTTTGAATATATTGATAAAAAAGGAGTTTACAAAGGAGTTATGTCAGATGAAATACCGAGCAATGCCATTACAAAAGATGCCAATGGATATGATTTAGTAGACTATTCTAAAATTGATGTTGAATTTGAAAAAATTAAATAATGGGAGCATACGATAATCCACAACAACTACTAACAGCTAATATGTTAAGACAAGAAAGTGCTAGAAAGTATACTGGACAGTTAGCTAAGACATTTGAAGCTTTTGCAAAAGAAAGAAGATTACAAGCTGATGCAGCTGAAAAAGCTATTAGAACAAATCAAACGGCTGCTCAAAGTGCTTATGATAAAGAGTACATGGAGATAACAGGTATGGCAAATAAACTTGGTATAGGTGATAAAGCTGAGGCATCCTCTATGAACGCTAGGATAAAAGAGCAATTAGTTACTATAGGTATAGAGATGAATAATTCTATAAGAGAAGCTGGGCCAGACGCTAGTGCAATGCAAATTAGTCAAATAAAGTTAAATGCTATGGATAAGATGCAAAGCTTAAAAGGATTTGTTGATAATATTCAAGCTGGATATAAAGAATATTTAGCATCTAAAAACCTACCACCAGGAGCTGAAGGTGAAATAGACGCAACATATAATTCTAATTTATATAATCTATATGAAACATGGGGAGATAATAAAGCCGGAACAGTAGATTTTGTTTATGATGCTAATGGATGGAATTTATCTAGCTTTGATGAAAATAATGAAGTAAATCCAAATGTAGGTATAGTTAATGCTGGATCAATGATTAATAAAGCTACTATGGATTACTCAGAAGGTAAAACAGGTAAGACTGTATATTTTAGATCAAGTGTAGATCCAACTTCTGAAATAGAAGGATTACTAACAGATGAGTTTATAGCTAAGCTTCCTGATGAATTTATGATAACAGATGAAGTGTCTAAACCAGGTAAAGAAGAGGAAAAGACTAAGTTCGTAGACTTAAAACCAGTTGGTGTTACAAAGGTTAAAACAGAGCAAAAGTACCAAAATGTTTCAGGTTTTAACACAGATGCTTTAGAAACTTGGTTTACTACAGGTAATAGAACCAGTGCAGAGGGTAACGAAATATTCGATGCTAATGGACCTGCTATTATGGACCCTTTCTTAAGAGATCCACAGCTTAAATCAAAAATGCTTTGGATGTATAAAAATGGTAAAATGACTATGGACCCTACTTACGTACCTGATGAACAATCTGCCGCTTTTCATATGGAGAAATTAAATGAAGATTATTTAAAAGCCGTTAGTGGTGAAATGGCTACTTTATTAGTTAAAAAAGGTTTTAGTAATTCTAAAACAAAAGACGCTTTTGATAAAGACACACAGGCAAACGCTCAAGAATCAACTATAGCACCTCAATAAATATAATATATGAACGATTACTTAGATTTAGTATTCAAAGATGCTCAAGGCGTTTTTGGTAATGATTTTTGGAACATAGACGAATTTAAAAAGACTATGTTATCAAATAATGATTATGTAAAACACGTGTTTGAAGAATTAAATGGTAAGACTAAAAATGTAAACGAAAAAGATGTTGATGCTTTTTATGCTAAAGTACAAAACACTAAACTAAAAGCTTTAGCTCCTAACTACTCTAGTAAAATAGAAAAGCAAGATCAAGCTCAAAAGCAGCAGCAAAAAGATATAGAAGAAGGTAAAAAACTTGTTGAAGAACAAAAGTTAAAGCCTATGGACAGGAAGATAGATGAGTCAGACTTTATGCCTGATTCAGAAAGTACTCAAGTTCAATTTAACCTACCTTTTATATATACTCCTGAAGCGGAAGAAAGAAAAGAAAAGCTAGCAATAGAAAAGAAAAATACAGAAGATCAAAATAAAATAAATACATATTTTAAATCTATTGAAAAGAAAGAGGAAAAGAAAAAAGATCCTAAAAAAGAAAAAATAGAAAGCATTGCTAAGGGTGAAGTTACTTATAAAACCTCAGATCCAAACCTTATAGTTCCTGAGTATAAAGATAATGTTTTAAATTTAATACCAGGTGATGTAAACAAAAACGAAGCGCTTATAACTACTTTAAATGATTTAGGATTAGATATAAATACTGACTTTAATTTTTATAAATCACAATCCGCTCCTACTGATAGAGATGGAAATGAAATGTTAAAAGTTGGAGGAGCTAGATATAAATCTTATAACCAAATTTTAACTGAAACAATAACAGATGCTTTAAACACTGAAGAGGGTAGAGAGGTATTATCTATATATAATGCTATACAGTCTGAAAGCATTGAAGCAAACATAGTTAATGAAACAGAAAAATGGGTGAAAGAAAACAACCCTAAAGATTCTGAAGCTCAAATAGCAGATAAAGTTAATTTATCTATAACTAAAAACATGGCTTTGTCAGCCGATAACTTAACTAGCTCTTATATGGAAGAGCAGTATAACAACATAAGACCTGTACTTGATGAGTTAAAAATAGAAAGAACTAAAAGAACATCTTTAGTTAAAGCAAGAGCTGAAGAAATTTTTAAAGGAAAAGATTGGCCTAAAACAAATGAAGGTTGGCAAGCTGCATTAATGGAAGCTAACGAGCAAACGCCATTGTCAGAAAAAGAAAAAGCTTTATTTGCTGAACATTCTAAAAACTTAAATAAGTTTATGGCTGAAGGAGTAGTTCCTTTAGTAGATGCTAACGGCGGGTGGATTAGTGAAGCTAGAACTGATAAAGACTTTTTAGAAAAACAACAAATCCAAAAGCAGCAAATTGTAGAGTTAGGTATGTTATCTCTTGATGCTAAAACCGACATGTTGTTTAATTATGAAACAGAAATGTTAGCGCTAATAAATAACATTAAGCAGTATGGTATTGAAAATGTTGTAAATGATGCTAGTATAGCTCAGAGAATACATAGTTTCTATGATTCTATGACTGAAGGTGATGGATCACTTAACACTATTGAAGGTAAAATCAATATGATAACTTCTGGAGATAAAAACAAAACAATGGGGCTATTACCTCCATTGCCAAGTGGAAGTCCTTTTACTGATCAGTATAATGAGTTGTTACAGAAGTATGTCACGATGTCTGCTGCTGTAACATTAAATTATGACCCTTTATCTATGCCTAAAAGTTCTTTTGGAGACGGAGAAGGTTTCTTTGATGAATTAGCTCAAGGATTTGTAGATATGGCTCCAGAAACTTTTGATGTATTTGATATAGATGCTAATGAAGCTGCTAATATATTTGCTCAAGAATTACAGAGTCAAGGATATACTTTAGATGCTAAGGAGCAAGAGAGGATAGATCAAGGTGTAGGTGAGATGATAGGTAATAGTCTGCCTGCACTTATAAAAATGGGTGTTGAAATATATGCTACATCTGTTGCGTTAGGTCCAGTTGGTGGTGTAGAAGCTTTAAGTGCTGGTATGGGTAGGTTAGCAACTAGAGGTGTATTAAAAGCCACTGGTTCAAGAGGTATTGCTAGAAGTGTAGGTACTTTTATGAATATGTATGCTCATGAATCTATTGGACTTATAGGTTCTAACTACATAGGAGCTAACATGACACATAGTGAAGGTATGCCTGTATATACTTTTGCATTAGGTTCTACGTTGGGACGTATGGGTTTAACTAAAATAATTGCTTCAAAAGGTGCTGGTATAGATAAATGGTGGAACACTGTTAGCAATTCAAAAACCTATGCGGGTGGCGTAGCTAGAACTTTAAACCACTTAAACACAGTAGTTCCTATGGGCGGAGTTAGCGTTACAGCTAAAAGATTTGGTGAAGCT